CGGTGTAAATATTTACGGGCTAGTAAAGGTATCGACAGGTAAAATAGGTATAGATAGCATCGACTGGTTAATCGACCGGCCAGTTTAAAAGTCGATTAAATTTGTTAATTGGCAAGACAACTCTTGCCCTCGCTGCCTAATTAGGTGACGAGTGGGGCGGCATGAGCCTTATTACCAAATCATGCTGACTCCGATAATCGGATATGGTAGTCCTACCAGACATAAATGGGAATGATGATTGTACTCAATCTGACACAGATAATTCTGATAGCTTTGTTGGTAGTGTGATAACAACCAACTAACGATGTAGAAATTTATATTGATGTTTATTCTGGACGCGAGTTCGACTCTCGCCTAGTCCACTTATATTATGATAAATTCTAATGACGTAATTTCACATACTGTAAATACAGAATTTACACAGTTGATAATATCTAATGCTAAAAAAGCAGAGATTGGAGGAAAGTCTCAAATTAGAGACTCTAATAAAAGAGCATCTAATTTAGCAGAAGATCAATTGGTTGGACAAATATCGACCTATTGTGCGTCGATGATCCTTACTGGTTCTTCAGAGGGATATATTCAAGCAAGAGAAAAAGCAAATGCTAATCCTCTCACTGGAGACAATGGAGTAGATATAGTTGGATTACCTAATGTGGATATTAAAGGTAGTCTGATGAGATATTCTAATAATCCTCTTAACTATAGATTATTAGTTCGACCAAAAGAAAGACACAAAAATTGGATTTATGTATTGGCATTAGTTCCAAAAGAAAGACCATATAAAACATATCTTGTTGGCTGGGCCAATGATAATGATCTGCCATCAAAACCTTATGATGGAGAAATAATATCTTTACATGGGGCATATGTTATTGAGGCTAAAAATTTAAGGAAAATTGAAGAATTAATTTCTCTTCAAATATAATTATGTCTAGAAAAATTTGTTCATACTGTGGTAAGCGTAAAAATAAAGGAAGCTTTCCTAAACACAGTATGTACAAAGATAATTTAGATAGTAGGTGTAGAAAATGTGTTAAGAAACATTCTAAAATTAGAGTCAAGCTTCATAAAAAAGCTCCACCAAAACCAGACGTTTGTGAGTGCTGTAAAAAAATTCCTTACAAATGGTGCTTAGATCATGATCATGATGATAATAGTTTTAGAGGATGGTTATGTGAGCCATGCAATACTGGAATAGGAAAACTTGGTGATGATATAGCTGGAATTACCAATGCTATGAATTATTTTCTTTCAAGACCAAATCGCAAATAGACGATACTTGACAAGAGGACTTCCGTATGGTAGAATTGGAACAACACAGGAGAAAATAAAAATGTCGTTTGAGCATCTTAATGGTTTTGTTCGTGATCTGAAAGCAACTAGTAGTACACTTGATAAGGTTGGCATTATTGAGGATTATACTTCCTCTAATGAGAGTGGAGCAAATTTTCTTAAAAAGATTCTGCTCTATACTTATCATCCTCTTTGGCAGTATAATGTGACTAGTGATAATCTTAAAAAGAAAAGTCATCTGCGTGGTAAAGTATACAAGTCTATATTTGACCTATTGGATGCTTTGAAGAATAGAGAAATTACAGGTCATGATGCCATTGGAGCAGTTAATAGCTTTATTGACAACCAAAGAGAATACGAAGAACTTGTTCATTGCATCATTGACAAGGATTTGAAAACCCGTGCTGGAGATAAGCTAATTAACAAGGCTATTCCAGATCATATCCCAACATTTAGTGTTGCTCTAGCGGACAAGTATGTTCCTAAAATTGTAGACTGGAAGGATGGATGGTATGTTAGCAGGAAGATCGACGGTGCTAGATGTATTGCTATTGTTGATAGTAATGGCAATACTACCTTTTATTCCCGCACGGGAAAAATCTTTGATACTCTTGATATTGTTAGCGGTGGGATTAAAGCTTTGGGACTTACTAATGTAGTTCTTGATGGAGAGCTTTGTCTGGTTGATGAAGATGGTAATGAGGATTTTCAAGGAGTAATGAAAGAACTTCGCAAGAAAGATCATACTATTCCTAATCCTTCCTATAAGATTTTTGATATGATTACTCATGATGAGTTTTATAGCCAGAAGGGAGAGAAGAATAGACCATTTAGTATCAGACTCAAGAATCTTACAGAAGTAATGAAAAAGAATGAATGTCCTTGCTTGACACTGTTGGAACAATCTTTGGTGAAGGATGAGAGTCACTTTCAAGAGTTTGTGACCGAATCCAATCAGAATGGATATGAGGGGCTTATGCTTCGATCTGACGCTCCATATAAAGGTAAACGATCCAAAGACCTATTGAAGTATAAAGCGTTCTCAGATGACGAATACGAAGTTCTAGATACCGAAATGGGGCCATTCCGTTATGTTAAGGATGGTGCAGAATGTGAGGAGACTATGTTGAGTTGTGTTATGATTCAGCATAAGGGTCATACTGTAAGAGTAGGGTCTGGTTTTAGTATTGAACAAAGACAAGAGTTTTATAAGAATCCAAAGAAGATTCTTGGAAAGCAAATAACTGTCCAGTATTTTGAAGAGACAGAGAATGAAAAGGGCGGTATTAGTCTACGATTCCCTACTTTTAAGATTCTTCATGGAGAAGAAAGAGACATATAGAATTATGCCACCAGCATGGAAAGAGCTAGGTTTTAGAACTTATGATGCCTATATAAAGTCTAGGCTCTGGTGGAATATAAGGCAACTAGTCTTAGAACGAGATGGTAGATGTTGTCAGGTTTGTGGTACTCCTTCTAAAACCATTCATCATATAGACTATACTAAGACAGTGATGCTTGGACAAGGAGATCAGCATCAGCTAATTACTTTATGTGAACCTTGTCATGTTTTTGTAGAACAAGATAAGAATCTCTTGCAAAAAAGATATCTTCTCAATAAATTATTTACAGAAAATAGTAGTACAACATTAGACGGATGGCAAGTATGGGCTGAACAATTTAATACAGACATAGGGTACGATAAAAACAGACTATTTGAATCAAAACGTAAAAAAGAGAAATACAAAAAACATAAAACAAAAAAACAAGAACAACAACCAAAAGTTATTGAAACAAAACCAATAGCATTAAACCTCAGAGATGAAATCGACCAATTTATTAAAGGTCATAAAAAGAAAAAACAAAAGAGAGAAGAACATCATAAAACCCTTCGTCCTGCTACTGAAGAAAGCAAGAAAGAATTTATTACCAATACTGTTCGCAAATACAGTAGAAAAAGCAAAAAAAATATTAGGAGATATTTAGATAATCATAGACCGCTAATAGAATTACTGTTTAATCATCCTGAGGCAAGTGATAAGCTAAAAAAAACTATTGCTGAACATCCATATTTCATTAAAGAATCAAGAAAAAATAATGACACAGAGGAACAAAAAAGACAACGCAGAGACGAAGAATATCGAAAGAAAAAACAAATAGAACAGGAAGAAATTGTTCAGATTCTTCACCAACAAGAATACCAAAAACAAAAATCAAAGAAAAAAAGAGTAGCTTTGTTTGGTAAACTACCATTATGGGAAGGAAATCATAAGACTATCATACCCGAACAAAAAAATCCATTAATGAAATATGTCAAGGAAGTAAAGGATAAAACTAATTGACCAGTTTCCGGTATGGTGTATAAAAATATCCCACCTTACTGGAGACATTAAATGATTAAAGTTGTTCTTCGCTCTCTCATATATCCATGGTTTATATTATTCACAGGATTCTCTATAGGTTTTATATGTAATTCTGAATGGGTAGGAACAAAATATGTTATTGTAGAAAGATCTATCAGGAACATCTTTTTTCCTTTGGAATATAATCCAGAAATAGAGGGTCACATAAAACAAATTGGAGCTATGAGAGTATGGTCAGAATTAGAGTGTCCATCAGAATTTGAAATTCTTGAAGATGTAGTAAAAGGAGAAGAATTTTATTGGGCAATATGTCAATACAAAGACAAAAATGGTAAAATCATAAAAACCATACGAAGCACCAGAGTAAAATGGAAAACCTGGGAATATTACTACAAGCTTGATGAAATTTTAGGAGAAAAAAAGAAATAAGCGAACTCAAGAATCGTGACTTGACAAGCCGATAGGACTAGTGTAGAATCTCAGTATACACTTTGGAACTAACTTTTGAGGACATTATGACAGACATTGTTGTTGAGAAAAAGCCAGTTGTGATGAGTACCAGTAAGGCCGACGAGTTTTTTAAGAATTTTCCAAAGGATAAAGTAGTAGCCTACAAGGACTATTGGGAAACTGTTCGACCCAAGACTGACGAAGATATTTTTCGTCGCTATCTCTTTGCGTATTGCAGTGTTCACACAACTTGGCAGGGCAATGTCAAGGGATATAACGCTATCAAGAATTTTAGCGAATGGGTAGATAGTAAGGAAGTTCTTTTGGAAAAACTCCACAAGAGCGGCGTTGGTTTGCACAATAATCGTACCACTTATATTTGGGATTTTAGCACCAAGTTTTGGGCTAATCCTAAAGATTTTTATCTGACAACAAAGAAGTACCACGTTAAGAAACGAGATAGTATTCTGAATAAGATTAGTGGTATTGGACTGGCTAAGATTAGCTTTGCTCTGGAGATGATTCATCCTAATGAGGCTAGGGTACTCTGCGGAGATATTCATCAACTGAGGCTTTACGATGTTGAGGCTCTTAAATACAATAAGAGTAAGGTTGGGTCACAGATTTATAAAAAGATGGAGCGTCACTGGATGGTTAACTGTGGTAAATTGAAAGTCCCATCTTATGTAGCAAGGTCGATCTATTGGGATGATTTGCAAAAGAAAGAAGATAGTCGCTACTGGAGCTATGTACTAGAATCATGAGTCCTATAAGATTTCCTAGAGTTGCTATTCTGAAAGATAGTGAGATTATAGAATATGGATATCTCAATAAAGATATGCCTCAAAATGATGGGTCGTATTTGTATGAAATTTATGGGGATTCTGCAAGGACTTATCTCCTAAAAGGAGAAGAGTTTTTATATGTTAGAGAAACGGAATCCGATTCAAAATAATTCAAAAGGAAAAATATTTATGGAAGATTTACTACATTCATTTTTAGAAAAACACGTTCAACAGTATAATGTCCAAAAGTATCTAGAGATAGGAACTAGAGAAGGAGATTCTTTAAGAAGGGTAGTTTTCAATAATCCTAATCTTACAGATGTTTTTGTTGCTGATATGTGGGGAGGTCTTTATGGTGGAACAGCAAGAAACTCCAATAATCATATCAATAGCCTACTGCAATATCTTGGTTATAATAACTCAGTGACATTTCTAGATGGAGATAGTAAAGAAACTATACCTCCACTTTCAGATAGTCATAAGGATTTCTTTGATCTGATTTTGGTTGACGGAGATCATTCTTATGAAGGAGGTATGATTGACCTAGTTAATGTGCTTCCATTATGCAAGTCTGGAGGGTTCATACTATTTCATGACATAATTCATCACGCCCATCTATATCTAGAACAGTGTTTTGATGAGTTTGTGGAGAACCACAAAGACAATATCAAGTATGCTGCAAAAATTAAAGAGCATTTAGGTATTGGAGTTATTATCAAACAATGATACAAAATGGGAAGGGATCTAAAAGAAGAATTAGTTTAGTTTCTCAAGAGACTTGGGATAAAAACTACGAAAGAATTTTTAGAAAGAAAAAAGATGGGAAATGTAACAAATCTAAAGGAAAATAAAACATTATTCATCCCTTGTTCTTGCAAGAGCGAAATTTTAGTGATCGAATATGATCATGAAATTCAATTGGCTGATTTGGCAATATTTGAACATTACACAAACTATAGTCATAAGATGTCATTATGGCAGAGATTAAGGTATTGTTTTAAGGTATTGTTTGAAAAAAAGCCATATGCCGATCAGATGGTGCTTGACAATAAACAGCTTAAAGATTTGCAAAAATTCCTAAATGGACTTAACCTGTAAGGTGTATAATATAGGGTTATCAAACTCATATCAAGGAGGCTAATCATGGTTGTCAGAACAGCAACAGAGTACATGAACGATCAATTAGCTAATAGAGTTAAGTCTCTTCAGAAAGCTTTAAATCAAGCTGAAAAAATAATGAATACCCTTGAGAAAGAAAATCAAAGACTAAAAGACGTTCTTGCTAACCTAACGTCAGAAAATAATCAAGGTTATATACTCGATAGTGAGGCTTTTAATGAGCCAGTGCTTACAGTCTAAGAACAAGAACAAAAGAATAATAACACAAATTGGTGAGCATGAATATCTAATTGAGGGAGCAAGCGATTGGGCAAAATTTGGTTGTCAGTCAGATATTTCAATAATAACTTCAGCTAATTTAGACGGTGGCCCATTTTTATTGGTGGGTGATTCTTTTTTGGGTAAAGGCAAAATATCCTCAATACAAAATATTGACAGTGGGAGAGATGGGTATATAATAATTAAGGTTACTCTATACTCACCAAAGGAAAAATCATGATATCAGAACTTATTCCAGTTGTAGGATATTATCAAGCAATGCTAATATCTGGTTATTCAGACTACCAGATTCAACAAATAATTAAGGGGTCTAGCCATGAATCATTTCCACAAAAGCAATAAGAATAGAGTTTTCTTTGGTGTTTGTGGAGGACTAGCAGAAAGTCTAGGATTAGATGTTTCTGTAGTAAGATTAGGCTTTGTTGCTGGTGCAATTTTTACCGGAAGTATTCTTTTCTGGGCATATTTACTCATGGCACTGGTTTTACCAACAGAGGATTAATCTAACGGATAGCGTACACGTTCACAGGAAACTTCATCGTGAGGACGTTGTTTCTAGTAGTTTTACGCTTGATGTGAGCGTTGATAATAAAGTGAGTGGGCTACCGACTCCTTGAGGCTTTAAACACGTTCAACAGCAATTTCTTGCAAGAACGAAAAATTTTTCAAGGTCGCCCATTGACAACGCCGATAACAAGTTGTAGAATAAGGTAATCAATGCGAGGTAACATCAGTCGAGTGACTGAGCTTCAAATTGAGACAGTTTGGTTTAAGATTTGGAGGTTGATTATGACTGAAGTTATTACTAGTGAGAAGCAGAGTCGTGTTCGTTGCTCTGACGATAAGTTTCTAGAGGCAGTTTTTTCTTCCAAGACTTATGCGGAGATTGCCGCTAAGACTGGACAGAAGATTGCCAGCACTATGGCTCGTTATGCCCGTACTAAGGCAGGTCTTGCTAAGAAGGGTATTGATCTCCCAGCTATGGAAAGAGCAAAGCCTGTTAGGACAGTAGATAATCTTGAGGCTATGGCAGCGACAGTTCGTAGACTGAAGGAAAAGGCTCATAGTTGATTTAAACAATCATTACATTAATTACAATAGAGATCTACAAAAAGACATAAAATCAATATTGCTTAATGTAATGATTTATGGGAGCGTAGTCCAAAGGCAGAGACAGTGGACTTAAAATCCATCCAGTGTGAGTTCGATTCTCACCGCTCCTACTGCATACAATTTTGTATGTTGA